TCTTGGTTGTTGTAGGCATTGGTAGCCGCAGTAGTATCGGCAATTTCCAACTGACCATAAGCATTAGGATCAGCGGTAGTACCAACCAAAACCTTTCCAGTGATGGTATCATCTGCAAAAGTTTCAGTAACATGAACACCAATGTTTTTCAAACTACCCTGTTTGCCACTTGGGCCTTTAAAACTCCAAGCAGTGCCAGTACCGGCAGCGAAATCAGTTTCAACCGTATCTTGGTAGATGTAGGCTCTTGGATCACTGTAACTCATAATATATCTCCTTAAGCCGCGCTATCCCACATCACAACGCGTGACTGGGCTGCTTGTGTGTGAACGAGGCCGAAACCTCCCAAATAATACCACGCAATCCCACGGTCCCTTCCGAAGTCGCCAGGAATTTTTCCGCGAATTTCTTCAGGAACAGCGATTGCTTCAGCAACGGTATCTTCACCAAAGAACAGGCACCAATCAGACTTGCTGTTGGTCCATGCGCTTGATGCAGTACCGAGGCCTGCGGCAGCCTTATGCGTCTGCTCAACAAAACGAACGCCCTCATAACGGCCAATCTCACCGTTCATGATCATCTGGAAACCAGCATCAATATACTGCTTAATGCTTTCCAGATCATTCTTAAGAGTGCGATACGTTGAGGGACGAGCGATAGAGTAATAATCATCGTCAGCATAAGCCGGGATATTACGCTCTTTCATCGTGTCCACAATCAACTTAACGTGCTCTTTACCAAGAGCAATGTTATTGTTAACTGCGCATACGCCGTTTGTGGTAAGCGTCAAAGAAGTCGTGCTCGTGCCGGAAGCAGGCACGACGCGCAATTTACAAGCGTCGAACTGCGTAGCAGCAAGATTATCGAATCCTTTAACAGCATCGTTTTTCAGCACTTTCCTGATAACTTCGGCCACAGGCTGCTCAGAGAGATCATCCAACTTACCAGTATACGGTACACTGTTACCAGCTTCCGTAATGGTCATGGTTCCCTGAGAAATAGTGAACGAGGTTTCGGGGATCGTGCTGGTTTCAGTAAGCGTGGTGCCCTGAGTGGCAACATCACTATACACGTTCCAGTGGAATGTATCACCTCGATGAAGACCCCCATGCGCTGCGTCTTTAACGTCGCAGAACTGACGGAACTTGACCATAGGCTGAACTGCCATGCGTAGCAGGCGGCTCAGATTGTCGGCATACATATAACCACCAGAGGTGTTAACTGACCATACTTGTCCAGCCATAATTAACCTCCAAAAGAGTTATATAGTTTGACCCCTAGCTTTACGCATTTCTGCAACAATCTCAGAAGATGTTAAAGGAACACTTTCTTTTGAATTGCCAGCTGAAGCCCTAACTGATTTAGGTTGTCTCACAATTTTTTGCTTGCGATTAAACCTACCATTTGATTCAAGACTGATTCCTGCCCACTCACGGGTGTACTCAGCAGCTGCATTGATAATCTGCGACGGTGTCCAATCAGGATTCTCCTGAGTCAGGGTAATCGTCTTCCTATCTGCAATCGCTCTAAGCTCTTCAGACTCAGCAATATCAGGATAGTCTTCATTAAAAGATTTAACTGCATCTTCTAATTCAGCCTGATAAGCTGCTCTCTGAATATGCTCTTGCTCTGCTTTTTTTCTCGCTTCGTGAGAAACAATAGCTTGATTTACAACCTCTTGTATGTTCTGGGTAGCGTCTCCGCGCCCACTACTTGCCAAGGTCCTGAGTAATTTAGCAGCCTCCGCTGCATCATCTTGGAATAATGCTTCGTGATACTTTTCGACAATGTCGTCAACATCACTAACTTCTTCCTTTTCCTCAACGTCCTGATTGGATGGTTGAGATTTTAATTGTTTAATATGTTCTTGTAACTGCTGCTCTCTGTATAAAAGCTCTCGCTCTTTAACCGCAGCAGATTGAAATTTTTCTTGAGAAGCCCTGTCTTTCTGATGGGAAGACTTTAAAGAATCAAATGGAACATCTACTTCTTCGCCATTTACCTTTATTTTTGTAACCCATCTTTCGCCATCATGCCAAACTGGCGCTTCTGGAACTTCTTCTACAGCTTCTTCAGCGCCCTCTTCTGGGACGCCTTCTTCTTCTCTGCGTCTGTTATAGATATCTTCTAGAGCTTTTTCTCTAGCAGACATTGGATTAACAGAAACGCTGATATCTTCTACAGGCTGATCTTCAGATGCTTCTTCAGTTTCTACAACCTCTTCCGATTCTAACGCATCCTGCTGGGTAGCGTTTTCCATATTAGTATCTCCTTATGGTTCTAAATCACCAGAAGATTTGTATTTCGCAATCTTATCAGCATTGTCCCCTTCTTGTAAAACACTATCAAACCATTTAAGCGCCTTTAAAGGTGTTGAGAGATCAGAAATAATCTTCCGGTACTCTTTTAGCTCTTCTTCTTGAGAGCCGCTAAATCCGTTGAATCCAATTTTTTCTAAATTATTTATTCCTTGTTTATATTGAAACAAAGCCTTTTCTAAAATTGATCTTCCAACAGAAGTATTTAAAAAATCTCTAGTTGCGTGTCCTATTCGAATACGCTTTACTAGGTCATCAATCCCGATTTCGCGGGGATCATAGTATTCCATAAATTAATTATATCCTAATTTATCTAAAACTTTATTATACTGTGTTAAATTATTACTAACCTTAGCCCAACTAACACAATTAAAATCTCTACACATTTTTGGCCTGCGCTCATAAATACCACATTTATAGTTATCTATTAAATGAGAACATCTAATTTTTATACCGCGTTCTGAGTTTTGAATATTATCATGATTTTCTACTATTGCGTGTAACCATTCGAGCTGCCTTGGGTCTTCCCAATTAGGCTTAATTTCAATTTCACAACATATAGCGCAGCCTTTACAAACATCTTCAGTTATATCCGCCTCTTGAAGAGGCCATTCATTATCGCTCATCCTACTGCGTAAGGTATCTTATTGTAGTCATTCCTAGCCATCACACCAATATCTCCTTCGGCAATCATTTCCTCTTGCCTAGATATTTCAGCATCGGCTATCTGATTAATCAGGGCCTCTCGTTGTAACATTAATTCAGCCCTTCTCGTAGCTACATCTTCTTGTTTAAGCTGAAGGTCAAGATATTTAAGCTGACCTTCCATTTCTTTCATACGAATCTCTGCACCATGCTTAAGGTTAGCGGCCTCAAGATTCCCTTGTTGTTTCATCTGCTCAACCTGCAATCGGTTCTGAAGCTTACCCTGCTCGCTTTCTATATACATCTGCATTTGTTCTAACTGGGCAGCCATCTCAGCAACTCGTGGGTCTTCTTCCATATTCACAAAACGCTCACCATCTTTGTATCCAAGCTGGCTAAAGACCTCTTTGACAACTTCTTGAACGTTAAGACTTTGGGCAAATCCTGGAAGTTCACCAAGCATCTGGATGCCAGATACCAGGTTTTGGACCTTTCTTAATGGGTCGGTAGCGCTAATGCCTACATTAACTTTAAGTAAGACTTCGTACTTAAGCAGGTCATCAACGGCACCCTGGAACTGATCATTAACTTGTGCAGCTGCATCGCCAGCTAGCTCAAGAATAACTGCATCAGTTTCATAGTATTGTTCAAGCCGCATCAGCTGCTTAAGTACGCGCTCTACCCATGTCTCTGAGAAGGTCCTCAAAACATATTCAGTAACCGTACCACTGTTACTTGCCATGAGAGACATGCCGCCAACGGTCTCATTGAGTGATCGCGCACCCTGTACCGTAGAGGTTGAGAAGTTGCCCTGCAACTCATCAAAGTCCATATTGATCCTGTCTTGCTCAGCATAGGCAGAACCCGTTACGTCTCTCGTATCAATAACCCGAACATCAGTATCGGGGTCGTCCATCTCAACTGCGCCGCCAGGTACCGAACGGAACAGAGCATCAAGATCAATGTTTCTATCCCTACGGATGTGGTAGCGCTTATTCATTGCGAGACGAACATTATCGAATCGCTGGTTCCAGATGTCATTAGCAGCAGCCTGCAGCTCTTGTGTTAGCTCTACTGTGCCAGCTGGATAAATTCTATGTGACTCTACATTGGTATAACCCATAACATATGGGCGTTCACCGTTCCTAAGCCAAGGATACATCTCCTGCAAAGGCTTTGGCTCGGTAAGCATGGCATCTACTCCAGCAGTAAAGTAGCACCAATCAATCCCTTCTTTTTTAACAATATTCTTATGTACCCATACAATCTTATATGAGTCAATTTCACCGTAACCAGCATCGTTATCTAACCGATCTTCACGCGGCTCGTCACGAATCATTCTGGTTGTGTTATCTTCCTCGTCAGTTTCAGACGCAAGCAACTCTCCGACAGGAATATCAATCCACTCTCCGTCAATCATCTTCTGACGAACATCCTGAATATACATTGGAATGAGCTGGATTACATATGGGCTGCTTTCAATAGGGTCAGACCAATCTGACGCTGGATCAATCCTTATATTCTCAGGAGAAACCATTTCAATAATTGGTTTATCCTTAATAGAAGTTTTCTGGTTTGTAACTACAGGCTTGCCTTCTTCATCCATCACAGGACGATTCTGGTTGTCAACATTAAGATAAGATTCTTCTTGTTCTTCGTATTCCCAATACTGGTGACTCACGCATACGCCTTGTACTGCGGCATCCTGTAAAGCAGCAGACATAGTCTGGAACCAAGGAATAGTATTGGTAAGCCTATACTGCATGATTGACTGAGATACGGCGGCAGCTGCCACTTGCTCAAGGTCATTAGGGTTTCTAGGCTGTACGCTTACAACATCCTCATTAGTAAAGAATGCAACAGCCATAGCAGACTGAAGATTTCTTACTGCGGTCCTGGTTTTAGGCCTAAAGAATCTGGAACGCTTCTCATAAGCACCAGTATTATATTTAGAACCAGGGGGATGTTGGCTATTAAACAGTGAAATACTTTTTTCCCACTGTTCACGCAGGTTAGAGTCTACCCAATCACTAGAATCTTCATACGCCTCACGGGCAATACGCAGCCAAAAATCCTCAATAAGAGGAGTATCATCATCCATTTGCTCAACTGATACATTTTCTGAGCCTTCTGTAGGAGGCTGCGGATTAATTCGGCTCATTGAGAATAGTCCCCGTTAAGTTTTCCTGACGCGTCCATTGCTAGATCATTATACAAGGTGTTGTTAAATCCACCTCGCTTCTGTCTAAACCTCTCTAGTATTTCTCCGCCAGCCATAACAACCATTTTATAGTCATTATCTATTTTATCAGTATGAAGAACAAACCCCCAATTTCCTGATAGTCTCATAGACTTAACAGACAATACTCCATCCATTACGTTTACAGCCCAAAGCCATCCAGGATATTTCTCTTCTAATTTCTCAGCAACATTCTTAGCTAAAGTATGATCTGTTGCCTTAAATATATCAGCCTTTGCAACATCTAAAGACATTATTTTTTTCCCTTTATTTTTTTTGGCTGAGAATAAAAAACTCTATTCCCATTATCAAACACATACATTGGCTTTGGTTGATTAAGATGTGGGTCCGCTTTGTAGCACATCTCAGACCAGCTAAATTTTCTTTCTTTTTTTATATTATCCATACTGTTGGTTTCCATGTTGGGTCTTTTCTTACTACCACTAAATCATGGCCTGTAATAGTGAATATCCCTGTCTCTGGGTCATATGAATGGGTTTGCCCAACTG